ACGCTTCGGGCGTTTGGAACCTGCGTGAAGTCTATGACGCGGTTATGGGTGGGTATTGGCCGAATGCAAATGCTATAGGTTTATTTGGTGGTGGATCAACTCCTTCGTTTGGAACACTATCTATTGTAAATAAAATAAATATTACAACATCAGGTAATGCAACTTCTTTTGGAAATTTAAGTGTTGGAAGAGCAAACCTTGCTAGTTATGGTAATTTTACAAGAGCTTGTTATATAGGAGGTGAATCTCCAAGTATGAGTAACGTAATAGATTATGCTACTTATAACACTGAAGGAAATTTTGCAGACTTTGGTGATTCTACTTATACCGCTCAACATTTAACTGCAACTTCAAATACAATTAGAGGACTAACAGCAGGTGGAGAAACACCTTCTATAACTAATGCTATTAATTATGTAACTTTAAGTTCAACAGGTAACGCTACAGACTTTGGAGATTTAACACAGACTAGGTCAACTTTAGGTTCTATGGCTAGTCCAACAAGAGCTATATTTACTGGTGGTCAAACACCTAGTGAAGTTAATACTTGTGACTTTGTTGAGATAATGACAACAGGTAACGCAGTTGATTTTGGAGATTTATCAGCTGTTAAAAAACAAGGATCAAGAGGTAACGCTGCAAGTTCTACAAGAGGTTTGGCAGCAGGTGGACAAACACCGAGTCAAGTTTCTGATGTTGATTTTTTAACAATTGCTTCTCAAGGTAACGGAACAGATTTTGGAAATCTTACACAAGCTCGAAGAGCGTTAGGTGCATTATCTAATTCTGTAAAAGCAGTTTTTGGAGGAGGAGATACACCTACTGTTGTGAACACTATAGATTCTATGGTAATAAATAATGGAGGAACAGCTACAGATTTTGGAGATTTACTTTTTGTTATTAACAAAACAGCAGGTAATTCAAACTCGCACGGTGGACTAAACGACGGGTATCAAGGAACAAGACCATTACCATTTAACGAAGCTGGTGGGGATAGAGCACTTTATATGGGTGGTCAAACACCTACAGTTTTAAATTCAATTTCTTTTTCAACTATTTCATCTACAGGAAATGTAAATGATTTTGGTGATTTGATAGTAGCAACTCGTGCTGGTGGTATGATGAGTAGTAAAACTAGAGGTATGATGTCAGGAGGTAACGCCCCTGGAGTAACAGCAGTAATAAACTATGTTACTATTTCTACGTTAGGTAATGCTGCGGACTTTGGAGATATTACAGAAGCGAAACAAATTTTAACAGGAGCATCTAATAACACAAGAGGATTAAGTGCAGGAGGTAGAAAATCTTCTAATTACGATACAGATGTAATAGATTACATAACTATTGCAACAACAGGTAATGCAGCAGATTTTGGAAATTTAACTGTTGCAAGACAAAATTTAGCGGGTGCATCTTCAAATACTAGAGCCTGTTTTCAAGGAGGATATGCTTCACCAGGAACTCACAATAATACAATAGATTACGTAACTATTTCAACAACAGGTAATGCTGCAGATTTTGGAGATTTAACTGTTTCAAGATATTCTCTTGCTGGAACATCTTCATCAACAAGAGGATTAGGTCTAGGTGGATTTGATCCAAGTTATTCAAATGTAATAGATTACATAACTATTGCAACAACAGGTAATGCAACAGACTTTGGAAATCTTACTGTTGCTAGAGGACCTACTAATGGAGCAACTTCCAATACTACAAGAGGAATATGTGCTGGAGGATATGTTTCTCCAGGAGATGAAACTAACGTAATTGATTATGTAACCATAGCTTCTACTGGTAACGCTATAGATTATGGAGATTTAAATATTGCAACAGAACAAGTGGGATGTACATCAAACGGACATGGAGGATTAACAGGTGGCTAGATCAACAACATTTAAATATACTGTAACAGTTGTTTCTTCAGGCGGAAACAAATATGCTATTGATGGTAACACTCAACAATATGTTGTTTTGTTTCCTGGTTGCACATACGAGTTTAATCAAGACGATAGTACAAACGGAAGTCACCCATTAAGATTTTCAGAAACATCAGATGGTACGCATAACTCTGGATCAGAATACACAACAGGTGTTACAACATCTGGTACACCAGGTTCAGCTACAGCATTTACAAAAATAGAAGTTACAAGTTCAACACCAGTTATATTATATTACTACTGTTCATCTCACTCAGGTATGGGTGGTAATGTAGATATACCAGGAGGCAGTGGATCAGGGCACACGGATCGTGGACTTTCTGTAGGAGGAAATACTCCATCAGGAACAAACATAATGGATCAAATACAAATATCTACCACTGGTAATGCATCAGACTTTGGAGATACAACAAGCAATGTTTATGATGGAAACTGTGCTTCTAATACAACTAGATCTGTTTATGCAAACGGAGACAACGCTCCAGGTATGAGTAATGTAATTCAATATACAGTTTTTTCAACAAAAGGTAATATGGCTGACTTTGGAGATTCTACTCTTGCAAGAGGTCAAACTACTCAAGGAACTATGTCAAATAAAGTTAGAGGTTTCTATGGACCTGGATATGTAACTGGGTCTGGAGCTCAAAATAGAATTGAAGTAATAACAATACCATCAATGGGTAACGCTGTTGACTTTGGTGATAGATCTATTGCAGATGGTTTGCGATCAGCGGCTGGTGTGTGTAGTCCAACTAGAGCTGTTTTTTGTGGAGGTAGAGGACCAAGTGGAAACACAGATACCATGGATTATATAACAATGGCATCAGCTGGTAATGCATCAGACTTTGGAAACTTAGTTGCTGCTAATAGATATTGTTCAGGACTTAGTTCTTCAACAAGAGGTTTAGTTTTTGGAGGATCTGGTGTTGATGTAATGCAATATATAACAACTGCATCAACAGGTAACGCAACAGATTTTGGAGATTTAGCAGCTGTCACTGCAACAGCAGGTGGTACTTCTAATAATGTAAGAGGTGTTGTACTGGGCGGTAATACTCCTGCTCCTGCTATTTTAAATACTATTCAATATGTCACCATAGCTTCAACTAGTAATACTTCAGACTTTGGAGATTTAACTGCTGGTAGATCTAATACTTCAGGTTCATCAGGATCACATGGAGGTTTACAATAATGTCTAATTCAGGAAAAGTTTGGGATATACGAGAAGTTTATAAAAAACAAAGAGGCAATCAATGGTCTTTGGGATCAGGTAAAGGGTTTTATATAGCAGGAACAACACCAACTGCTGTAGGGGATATTACTACAATAAATATAAACACTACAGGTAACGCTTCAGATTTTGGTGGAGATGTTTTAGCTAGTCAAGGGGGTGGTGGAAAAGGATCTAATGCAGGTTCTCCCACTAGAATTATATATGGTGGTGGAATAACTGCACCCGTTTCACCTGCTAATACATCATCTGATCAAATATCTTATTTTGTTCCAACTCATAGTGGAAATTCTGCAGACTTTGGTGACCTTACAAACAGAAGAAATAGTTTAGCGTCTTTATCTAACAATACTAGAGCATTGTTTGGAGGAGGTTATGATTATGCAGGAGCACCTGCACCGTCAGGAACTAATAAAGATATAATAGATTTTATTACAATTCAAAGTTTAGGTAATGCTGTAGACTTTGGAAATTTGGTATCAGCTAAACAAAATATGGCTGCATGCTCAAGCACAACTAGAGGAGTATTTTTAGGAGGGTTTGGACCGAGTTCTCCCCATCATTTAGATGAAATAGATTTTGTTACAATTGCTTCTGCTGGAAACGCAACAGACTTCGGAAATTTAACAGCTGCAAGAAGCACTTTTGCTGCTGACAGCAATAATATTAGAGGTATAACTGGAGGAGGTAACCCAGGTCCTTATGCAGGAGGTGAATTAATTACTATAGCTACAACAGGTAATGCTACAGATTGGGGCGATCTAACAGCTACAAGAAGAGATTTAGGATCTACTGGAAATCAAATTAGACAAACTTGGGGAGGAGGTGCTGCACCTTCAATATCAAATATAATTGATTTTGTAACTCAAGCCTCTCTTGGTAATGCAACTGATTTTGGAGATTTAACTGTAGCTAACAGGGGTAATGCAGGATCTTCCGATAGTCATGGTGGTTTAGAGTTAGGTTTCTTTCCAAGAGAATCAGTAAACTATATGCCTGGATCAGGGAGAGGTTTGTTTGCAGGTTATCATGCTCCAAGTCACTCTAATTCAATAGATTTAGTTACTATACCTACTTTAGGTAATTCATCAGACTTTGGAAATTTAACTGTTGCTCGAGGTAGAGGCGGTGCTGCATCATCTTTAACTAGATTAATTGTATTTGGAGGTGAAACACCTTCTAGCGGTGTGTCTGATGTAATTGATTCTGTTGAATTTGTTTCACAGGGTAATGCAGCAGATTTTGGAAATTTAAGTGTTACTCGTTATCAGTTAGGTGGTTTATCTAATCAAACTAGAGGTGTAAATTGTGGTGGTTATCATGGTACTCCAGGAGTTTTTTTTAATACAATAGATTATGTAACAATAGCAACAGCGGGTAATGCATCAGACTTTGGAGATTTGTCTGGAACAAGAGGTTCTTGCGGAACTACTTCTAGTTCAACGAGAGGATTAATTATGGGAGGGAGAACTCCTAGTAATACTAATATTATAGAATATATCACTATTGGTTCTACAAGTAATGTTACAGATTTTGGTGATTTAACTGATGTGACTTCAACTAATGCGGGAGCTTCCTCTGCAACCAGAGGATTGAGTGCTGGTGGATTAAATCCTGGAGATAGTGCAGGAGTAAATACTATAGAATATATAACTATTGCATCAACAAGTAATGCTACTAATTTTGGTGATTTAACAGTTGCTAGATATATTGTTGCTGGAATGTCAAATAGTTTAAGAGCTGTTTTTGGTGGAGGTAAAGCTCCAAGTGATAGTAATGTTATGGACTACGTCACAATAGCTTCTACAGGTAATGCTGCAGATTTTGGTGATTTAATTACAGCAAGTGCTGGAATAACAGAAGGTCAATGTTCAGACTCACATGGTGGTTTACAAGCATAATAAAATATAGTAATATCCTATATATGAAAGATATATTTTTCCTACACGGATTACCCCGTGCTGGTAATACTGTATTTGGTTCTATCATGAATCAGAATCCTGACGTTGCAGCAACAGCTAATAGTATTTGTGCTGATATGATAGGGGAGTTGTTTGACCTTAAAAATACAGACGTATTTTTAAATTACCCAGATCACAAATCTTTTGATAACGTGGCAAAATCAGTTTTTGATAATTATTATAAAGACTGGAATTACAAATATATCATAGACAGATCACCTTGGGGTATGCCTATAAATTTAAAAAATTTAAAAGAAATAAAATCTAATATAAAAATTATTGTTTTAGTTAGAGACATAATAGAGGTATTAGGTTCATTTATTGATTGGTCTAACAGAGAACCAACATCTTTTGTAAATCAATATGAAGCTAAAACAAGAGAAGAAAAATGTCATATGCTAATGAACAAAGAAGGTGTAATAGTCAAAGAGTTAATAGGTATAAAGCATTTATTAGATCATCAATCTAAAGAAATGTATCATTTAGTAGAATTTAATGACCTTGTAAAAAACACAGAAAATACCATAGATGGTGTATATAATTTTTTAGACATACCAAAATTTAAACACGACTTTAATAATATAGGTCAATTTAAAGTTAATAATATGGGGTATGACGATGAGTCTTATCATGGAAAAGGATTGCATACTTTAAAAAAAGGTTCTATAAAAGACTATAAAGAAGACTATAATGCTTATGATATTGTCCCAAAAAACATTATAGATACTTATAAAAAATGTAACTTTTGGATGAAATGAAAGAAGAATTATTACAACTATTTCCAACGCCCTTATTAATTGTACCTTACGAACAATCAATTGATGAAGAGTTAGCATATTTAAAAACTATTAGTTATCGTGAGCAAAAACAAAACGGTAACTATAGATCCGATGATTCATATTTATTACGTCAAGAAAAATTAAAAAACATAAAAAACTTTTTAGGTGAATCTGTAAATAAATTTACTAAAGATGTTTTAAACTCAAAACAAAGATTAGTTATCACACAGTGTTGGGCTAATAGAAATCCAAAAGGGTCCAAGCATCACGAACACGTACATCCAAATAGTATTATATCTGGTGTAATGTATTTTCAAATAAACGAAAAACTACCACCTATTAATTTTTCAAAAACAATACAAGGGGGTATTAAATTAGACCCTATAAAATATAATCATGTAAACTCAGAGTCTTTTATGTTGCCTTGTAAACCAGGTGAACTAATATTATTTCCATCATCATTAAAACACAGTGTACCAATAAACCAAGGTGATGAAGATAGAATTAGTATATCTTTTAATACGTTTAGTATAGACGCATTAGGATCAGAGGCAAGTTTAACACATTTAGATATAAGGAGGATGATGAATGAGCACAATTAAAAATTATATATACGTAGGGAATCACATACCAAAAGAATTATGTGAAGAGTTAATAGATGAATGTAACAAAGGTATTTGGAAAAAACATACTTGGAACAATTATGCATCTGGTGAAACATCTTCTGAACCTACAAAAGAGTTAGATGTAATGAATTGCACCAAAGAACAACAAGCAAAGATTACACCTTATCTTGTTAAAGCATTAGGTGAGTATCAAGAAAAGCATAGTGTACCAGGAGAAAAGACCCAAGGACCATGGCTCAGTAAATTTAGTCCTATACGTTTTAATAGATATAATGTTGGCACCATGATGAGAGAACACTATGATCACATACATAGTATATTTGATGGTCAGATGAAAGGAGTGCCTATAGTATCTATTGTAGCTAACCTAAATGAAGACTATGAGGGCTCTGAATTTTATTGCAGAGGAGAGAAAATTGAGTTAAAAACAGGTGATATACTATTGTTTCCATCTAATTTCATGTATCCTCATGAGGTAAGAGAAACAACAAAAGGCACCCGATACTCGTTTGTAAGCTGGGCCTTTTAATATATAATGAGGTTATATGTTACAAAAGATAGGTTTTCAGCCAGGGATAAACAAACAGATTACTCCTACAGGAGCAGAAGGTCAATGGACTGACTGTGATAATGTACGATTTAGATATGGTACTCCTGAAAAAATAGGTGGTTGGAAACAATTAGGAAGCAGTAATCTTACAGGTGCAGGAAGAGGACTACATCATTTCGTAAATAGTTTAGCTAGAAAATACGCTATCATTGGAACAAACAGAATTTTATATGCATTTTCTGGAGGTGTATATTATGACATACATCCTATTAAATCTACAACAACGCTTACAAGTGCATTCACCACGACTAACGGATCACCAACTGTTACAATAACTTTCAGTGGTGCTCACAACATATCAGCACAAGATATAATATTATTAGATAATTTTTCTGCAATTACTAACTCTAATTTTGCAGCTGCAGATTTTAACGATAAAAAATTTATGGTAACAACTGTTCCTAATAGTACAACTTTAACAATTACAATGCCTTCAAACGAATCTGGATCTGGCGCAACTACATCTGGTGGTGTAAGAGTACAACATTACTATCCGGTAGGACCTGCTGTACAAGCAAAAGGTTTTGGTTGGTCATTAGGATCATGGGGAGGACAGATTGCTGGTAATCCAACAACCACATTACAAAACGGTATTAACAGTGCTGTGACTACAGGTATTATATTAGTTGATCCCTCACAGTTTCCAACTGCAGGTACAAACTTTTTACAAATAGATAGTGAAGAAATATCTTATACTGGTATTGCAGCCACAGGTGAACTTACAGGTGTAACTAGAGAAGTTGGTGGTACAACAGCTGCTGCACATAGTGGAGGAGCAACTATTACGAGTACAACTACATTTATTGGTTGGGGTGAAGCAGCATCAGGAGACTTAGTTCTTGAACCTGGTATGTGGTCACTGGATAATTTTGGTGATAAAGCGATTTGTTTAATTCATGACAGTGCATGTTTTGAATGGAACTCTGCAGTAACAGATGCAACTGCAAATAGAGCAACTATTATAACTGGTGCACCAACAGCATCAAGACATATGTTGGTATCTACGCCAGATCGTCACTTAGTATTTTTTGGAACAGAAACAACAATAGGTGATGTTGGAACACAAGACGATATGTTTATTAGATTTTCAGATCAAGAAGATATAAATACTTATGCACCAACAGCTGTTAATACAGCTGGTACACAAAGACTTGCTGACGGATCACAGATCAGAGGAGCAATAAGAGGTAGAGATGCAATTTATGTCTGGACCGATACAGCATTATTCACACAACGTTTTGTAGGTCAACCATTTACATTTGCATTTGCACAAGTTGGAACTAACTGTGGACTTGTTGGACAAAACGCAGCTGTTGAAGTTGATGGTGCAGCTTATTGGATGTCAGAGAATGGTTTTTTTAGATATGCAGGTAAGTTAGAATCATTACCTTGTTTGGTAGAAGATCATGTTTACGATGATATAAATTTAGAATCTGGTAATCAAATGGTATCTGCTGGATTAAATAATCTTTTTGGTGAAGTCATGTGGTTTTATCCGACTTCCTCATCTTCTGTTGTAAACAGAATGGTTGCATACAATTATTTTGACTCTTCTCCTCAAAGACCTGTTTGGACAAATGGCACATTAGCTAGAACTATGTGGCAAGACTCTGCAGTATTTGGTAATCCACATGCAACAGAATATGATGCAGCTACAGATACATCTTTTGATGTAGTGGGAAATACCGAGGGTAGAACAACATACTATCAACATGAAACAGGAACTGATCAAGTTAAAGGTGGTGCTACAACTGCAATTACTGCAAACATATCTTCTGGAGATTTTGATATTACAGCACAAAGAGCATCAACTGGTCAACAAACTGGTGTTGCAACATTTAGAGGAGATGGTGAATTTATTATGAAGATAAGAAGGTTTATACCTGACTTTATATCACAAACTGGTAATACTAGAGTTACATTAAATTTAAGAAATTATCCAAATGATACACAATCAAGTTCAGCACTTGGACCTTTTGATATAAGTTCGTCCACAACTAAAGTAGATACACGTGCAAGAGCTAGAGCAATTGCATTAAAAATAGAAAACACATCAACTAATCAAAGTTGGAAACTAGGAACTTTTAGATTAGATACACAACCAGACGGAAGAAGATAATGGCAAAAATAGTACAGGTAATAACTAGACCATCAAAAGAATACGATGTTCAAACAGCAGAAGCTCAAGTAAGGGACCTTGATGCAATTGTAGAAAAATTAAATAGTACGTATCAAGAAGAATTAAAAGAGGAGATAGAAGCGTTTAACTTCTTTGCACAATAATGGCTAATAGATTTATAAATAAAAAAATAAAATTAACAGATACAAATAGCACTACTTTATTTACTGTTCCAACTGCAACTACGACTATTATAAGATCTATATTAGTATCAGAATATGCGGGATCTGGATCAAGTATAACAGTAACATTAACAGACAGTTCTAGTGTGGTATTTAACTTATTTACTACTAAAACAATATCATCAAATGCTACAACAGAACTATTAACAAACCCTTTAATATTACAGGAAAGTGAAATATTGAAAGTTCAAGCTGGTGATGCTAATAGACTACAAGTAATAATGTCTATATTAGAAGTACAACCTAGAACAGTTATTGGAGGAGAATCGTAAGATGAAAGACATACCGGTAATAAAACCAAAAGAGATAATAGAAGAGATTTACAACCTTAGAACAGGTGAAAAATATAACAACGATGAAGAATGGAAAGCTAAAGGCATACCTGAGTCTGAGATAAGAAAAGACGTAAGAGTAATAATGCCAAGTCTTGATTTATTCGGTGAAACAAAATAGAATGGTACGATGGCGATAACTAGAGCACAACAAGCAAAACAGATGTTACGAGAAGGTGGAATGACTAAAAAAATTAAAGGTCAAAAACACATGCTTGCTTACATTACACCAGGAGAAGCTGAAACATTAGAATCTTTAGGAGGTCAAAAAACAATGACACCTGAAGGTATACCAGCTTATCCACCTCCAGGAAAAGGAGCATCAACTGGTAAAGGAGGATCCGGTGGAGGAACGGGTAAAGATCAAACTAGTGGAGGAAACAAAAATGATGGTGGTAGTACTGCTAGAGAAAGGTATATCTCAGACTATTCATCAAAAGGAATAGTAAAAGGTGGTGGAAAGAAAAAACCTGGAACAAGTGGTAAAGATCCAAGTGATTATGAAGATGCAAAACCTAGTAAAGCAACAGTAGCAAAAGAAAAAGCAAAATACGAAAAACAATTTTTTGATAAGGGTCAAATACCTCCAGTAGGTAGTAGACCAACTAGTTTTAAAACTAAATTAACTAGATATAATCAACAAAAAAGATTAGATGCAATTAATAGATTACAAGGTAATTTAAGAAGTAAACTTCAAAAAGGTTTAATAGATTATCAAACAGAATTTGGCCCTTTTACAAATGTTACAGATTTTAGTACATTAGATGATTATATTGATGAAGTACAAAGTGTTCAAGATTTAGTTGACAAAGGTTTTTACAGTAAAGATGGTAGATTTTCAAAAGGAGCTATACCTGATTTTTCTACTAAAACAGGTATTCCGAGTGCAGATCTTCTTGGAGAAATTTTTGGAGGACCTATAACTTCTGATAAGTTAAAAGATCTACAAAGTCAAATTGCCACTTTAGAAGGTTATAAAACTTCAGATCCAGAAACAGGTTTACCTAGTATTACTACAAAAGAATTAATGAAAACATATGAACCTAATAGATATAAAACAGTTTATCCAGAAGAATTTGGAAGATCTGATGATGATAGATCAATGGTAACTCCACTTTATATTCCACCAGAAACTCCGTCTGAAGATGAAACAGCATTAACCCGTAATCTTGCTGGATTATCAGGAAGAATAGGTGGATCATTATTTGATTTTACTGGTCTTGCAGATGGCGGAAGAGTAGCGGCTGCAGAAGGTGGGATCATGGATCTTGCAAGAGAAGAAATGTTTTTAGGCGGTATTGTTAAATCCGCAAAGAAAGCTGTAAAAAGTGTAACACGTGGTATTAAAAAAATTGCTAAATCACCAATAGGTAAAGCTGCGTTATTAGCAGCTGGAGGTTCATATGCACTAGGTTTAGGTCCTTTTGCATCTGGTAGTACAATGTTTGGAGGTAAGCTAGCTGGATTAGGTGGTTCGGGTTTTTTAAAAAGTTCTGCGCTTAAAAATTTTTTTTTAAAGGATGCTACAGGAGGATTTAGTTTAGGTAATTTATCGGGTAAAGGTATTATGTCCGCAATAAGTGCTGCATCTTTATTACCATTTTTAACAGGTCCAAAAGAAGAGGAGGATGAGTTTGATATTGATGCATACTATGCAGCTAATAGATTAAATCCTAACGCACAATTAAACAGAAGAATTATGGGCACTCAATTTGCAGCAGACGGTGGCCGTATTGGTTATGCTAGTGGTACAATACCTTCGTTTAGAGAGTATCTTAAAAAAGAAGGTTTAAATTTAGATGAATTAGACGCAAATATTTTTAGTATTATGCAAAGAGCGTATAATAGAGACTATCCTGATAGACCTAATAAATTAGCAGAAGGTGGTAAACCAGAACCTGTAGCTAAAAAGACTATGCCATTATTAGATATGGATGGACAAGAAATGGATTTAAGAGCTGAAGGTGGATTTGTTCCAATAGGACGTATGGAAAAAGCTGACGACGTGCCTGCTAGATTGTCTAAAAACGAGTTTGTATTTACAGCTGATGCTGTTAGAAATGCAGGTGATGGAAATGTGGACAAAGGCGCAGAAGTTATGTATAACATGATGAAGAACCTCGAATCCGGAGGTGACGTATCTGAAGAATCGCAAGGATTAGAAGGCGCTAGAAAAATGTTTCAAACATCACAAAGATTAGGAGAAGTCATATAATGGCAACAGAAACGGTAATCAACAGGCCCGCACCTTTTGTAGAAGATATAGGTAAAAAACTTGCAGAACAAACATTAGCATTACAAAATGTTCCTGTTGTATCAACTGGAATAGCTGGTTTAACACAACAAACAGGTGAGACTGCAGCAGGTTTTAAATCAAGACAAGATGCTGCAAGAGCGTTTACAACAAGACAACAAAATTTAGCAGGACTTGCACCACAAGTTGCAGGTCAAGATGCATTACAACAAGCAGCACAAGCAAGAGCAATATCTGGATTAGGATCTTTTCAACCTTTTTTAAATAGAGCACAAACACAAGCAGGTTTAGCTTCTGGATTAGGAGCAGCATCTCTTGGACAATTAAGTGGTATATCTACAGGTCCAATGACAGCTGCACAAACACAACAATTTATGTCCCCTTATCAGTCACAAGTGATTGACGCAACTCTTAACGAATTTGATCGTAATAAACAAATACAAGAACAGTCTATTAGAGATCAACAAACCGCTTTGGGTGCGCTCGGCAGTGGTCGAGCGGGAGTGCAACTCGCTGAGTTTGGCACAGGGGCAGCGAGAGAAAGAGCTTTATTACAAGCTAATCTCTTGCAGCAAGGTTTTGGTCAAGCACAACAAGCTAGACAACAAGACATTGCAAATAGATTTGGTCTAGCACAAGCAACACAAGGACTTGGCGGATTCCAATCTAATCTTGCTGGACAACAAGCAGCTCTTGGAGCACAAACACAGCAATTACAAGGAACAGATATTTCACGTTTAGGTCAATTGGGCGCGATTAACCAAGCACAAGCACAAGCCGGATTAGATGCAACTAGAGAAGCAAATAGAATGGCTGCATTTCAACCGCAAGAAGAGTTAAATAGATTTGCAGATATTACGACTGGTATTATGGGTGGTATGAGAGGCACAGGAACTTCTACACAAAACGTTCCTAACCCATCACCATTACAAAGTGCATTAGGTATTGGATCTACACTAGCTGGTATCTATGGATACTTAGGAGGTAGACCTTTCGCATAATGAATAGAACTTTAAAAAGACCAATGTTTAGAATGGGTGGTTCTACAGGAACTGGTATTACATCAGGACTTGATAGACCTGGATATAAAATGGGTACAACTGTTGGAGGAAAATTTTTTCCTTACGGTGAAGGAGATAAAGTTTCAGCAGGTGCATTAGACGTGATTAATGCTTTTCCTAACAGGATGAATGCGATGAAACAACCGACCGTGGATGATGGATCAACTAGGTTACCACAAATAGGTATGAATCAAAACATGACACCTAGTATTAAAAAATTATCTACGGAAGAAAGATTAATGGAGGCTTTAGGTAAAAGAGACAAAGGTCAAGACATATCTAAATTTTTAATTAACTTTGGTTTAAATCTTGCATCAGCAACACCAAGAGGTGGTTTACTTGCAACAGCTGCAGAAGCTGCTAAAGGACCATCAGGAGATTTATTTGATGCAATAGATGCTGAAAAAGATCTAGAGAGACAAATTAAATTATCAGCAGCACAATCTGATATAGAACAAGAAGGTGCTGTTGAATTACAGATGTTAAAAAATTTAGATGAAGATAGTAGATCTGCTTTAATGAAAAAAGCACAAGAAGGTGTTGATGCTGGATACTACGATGACGTAAATGAAGGTATTAGAAGATTATTAACAAAAGATGAGTTTGGTGTGCAAATGATGCAAGGAGAAGAAAGAAAAAATAATATTACTAGAATATCTGACAACTTACAAAAGTCTGAAAGAATAAGTCCAATAGAAGCAGATAAAAGAGCAGAATTTTTTGTTGATTATACTAAAATAGAAACAGCAAATCCTGATGTAAATTTTGATATACAAGATCCTTTTTGGACTCCTGAAAGAGGAAATTATAAAGAGGGTGTTGTTTATTTTGATCCTATTGGTAATAAATATTTTAGAAGAGATTCAGGAGCAGAGGCTAGCGAAGGGACTCCTCAAGGTTTCGTAGAAGTTCAAATTAATTAGGATTCACTATGGTACAGAAGTACGATAGATACGCTATACAAGAGCCAGAAAATGAAACTAATTTAGCAGTTTCAATAGCATCAGGTATAGGTTCAGGTTTAATAAAAATACCAGTAGGTTTAGCATCAGTTGCAGCAGAAGTTTATGATGCTGTTAATAGTGAGGGTGTAAAAATAGATGATGGTGCTGTTGCAAGATTAGAAAAATTTATTGATGACAGTGTTGTAGGCGATGTCATGCAAGGTTTAGAAGACAGAGCAAGAGATACAGCAGCAGGAAGAATTACAGAAGCATTAGTTCAAGTAGGTGTACCAGCAGCAAGAGGTGCAAAGATAGCTGGACAAATTGCAACAAAAGCTATTGGTGCAATACAAAAAGGTAGAAGAGTTGGGCTAACAGGTAAAGGAGCAAAAAATTTACAAAAAGGTCAACAGGCAGCTAATAAATTAAATAGAGCATCTAAATACGCAAGATATGGTGTAATATCAACAGGTGGTGCAGCAGGTGCTTCTCTTGTTTATGACGTAGAAGACATAGGTACTTTTGGTGATTTATTTGAAAAAGGAACTAATTTAGATAGAGACATTAGAAATGAAAGTGATGACGATGCTATAAGAAGATTAGAAAATAGATTTAAATTTTTTGGTGAAGGTGTTTTAATAGCACCAGTTGCTTATGGTGTAGGTAAACTTGGAGGTTTAGTAGCTAAAAAAGGTAAAGAACTTGCTTTTAGTAATTCTACATTTGAAAGACTTGTAGATAAATTTGCATCAAAATTTAGACCAAGAAGTAAAAAATCACAAGAATTATTTGAAGGACAAATGAGAGTAGAGGGTGAAGAAGGAGCTGCAGCTATTGTAGCTAAAGATTTAGTTAAAGACATAGATCAATCTTTTAAACAAATATTTAATAAGTCATCACCCGCAGCAGATAAAATAAAAAACAAAGATGAATTACTTACACAGATGGATGGTTTATTAAAATCGGGGAAAGATGTAATAAAAGACAATGAAGTAATTTTTAATAATTTTGATAAGAAAAAATTACAAGATTTTTATAAATCTTTAGATAATATTAATGTTTCAAAAAAACAACAAGAAGAATTAGTTACAGCTCTTACAAATTCTAAAAAAGCTTTTAATAGATTAGAATCAGATTTAGTAGGCGGAGGTAACCTTACAGCTAAAAACAAAGATGAATTATTACAATTTTTTAGTAACAGATTAAAATCTACTTTATCTAATGACTATAAAATATTTGAAAATAGTAAAGTATTTAAAACAACAAACTATGTTCCAACAGATGAGAAAAGAGAAGCTGTTGCGCAATTATTTATAAATTACGCTAGAAATAATAGAGTAAAAAATTATACAGAAAAAGATGCCATGTTAGATGTAGATAAAGTTTTAGAAAATGTAAAAATGGATCCTGTAACAAAGTCCCCAGTATTTAAGTTTGAAAGTAAAAGCGCAATGTATGATGGAGTAGTGCAAGAAATAAATATATCTAAATCAATATCTGCAAATAAATTTGACAAAAAAGATTTAATTACAGGACAAAGAGATATTAAGGCGTTTAGAGAATTATTTGGTGAAGTAAAAGATGCTAGAAGAACTATTGTTAATAATATGCAAGCTATGTCTTCAATAAGTGCACGAGATAGATTTTACAATAAAATAGCACAGAGTGGTAAAATTGTTTTTGATAATCCAACACAAGCACAATTAAATTTACCTAATAGACCTGGGTACACTATGAGTAGAAATGGTATGCAAATTAAATCATCACTTGGTGAAGAAGCATATGTTAACCCATTAAATGGTAAATTCACCTCTTCTGAGTATGAGGCAGCTATAAAATTTGCAGAAGAATTACCTCTTGAAGGTTTAATGAAAACAAACATTTATAGATATGGTATTGCAGTGCCTAAAGGAGTTGCACAAGTTGCTAAAACAGTTTTAAGTCCATTTACACACATGCGTAATTTTACAAGTGCTGTAGCATTTAGTTTAGGCACAGGTAATTTATTTAAAAATCCAAAATTTGTCTTAGATAGCTTTAGACAATCGTTTAATACAATACAGCCTCAGTTACTGTACAGAAATCAACCCAAGGACCAGGCTTTTTATCAATTTATGTTAGAAGAAGGTGTAGTTAATTCTAGTTCTACGTTTCAAGATGTGCAAGGTTTATTAAAAGATATAGCAAAAGGTGGAGATTTTGTAGAAAGAGCATTTGGTAAACTAGGTAAAAGAATGAATAAGGTGTTTAGAACTTCTCAAGATTTATATGTTGCGGAAGATGACTTTTATAAAATATATAATTTTTTAGCAGAGTTTGATAACTTAAAAGGAGCTTATAAAGGTGCTAGACCTGACTTAGAATTAGCAAAACAGGCAGCAAGTATTGTTAGAAATACTGTGCCAAACTATTCTTATGTATCAGATTTTATTAAAGGTTTACGTAGATCACCTCTTGGTAATTTCGTATCGTTCCCTGCAGAAATAATTAGAACGTCACATAATATCGTTCAACAAGGTATTAAAGAAGTGAAAGATCCTGCACTAAGAAGTATTGGTGCAAGAAGATTACTTGGTTTTGGTACAGCAGTGACTGTTATACCACCAACATTAGTTGAAATGTTTAGAGGTATGTATGGTATTACAAGAGACGAGTTATCTGCTATGAGAAGATTTTTACCTGAATGGTCAAGAGAATCTACAATTATACCACAAAAAGATAAAGATGGTAATTACTATTACACAGATTTTAGTCATGGGTTTGCTTATGATACAATAGTTAATCCAATACAATCTGTTATAGCAAACGTTGAAGGAAATGATGAAGCACCATTAATAAAAGGACTTACAGATGGTACAATAAAAGCATTAGGTAGACTTGTTGATCCTTTTATAAGTGAATCTATTTGGGTACAAGCATTACAAGATTTATATGCAAGAGGCGGTAGAACGGATACAGGTTCTGAAATATGGAATCCAAGAGATCCTGAAGGAGATAAGATGTATAAAGGTATAGCTCACCTAGTTGAAGCGTTAGCACCACTTTCATACCCACAAATAAAAAGATTAGCACAAGCACAATTATATGGAGAAGACCCAGATACAGGAAAAGATTTAGAAGTCGGTGGTGAACTTGGTGGATTCTTTGGGTTTAGAAATCAAAAAATGGATTTTGAACAATCACTTGGTTATAAAATATCAGAGTATAATACAGCACTTAGACAAAGTAGAAAATTTTTACCAAGACCATCTGGAGATGTTCAAGCTAAAGATATTATAGAGGGTTTAATACAAGGTAATGAGTCTTGGTTTAGAGCACAACAAGATATGAAAAAAGATTTAGGTGCAATGAAAGATTTAGGTTTTAATGATAAACAAGTTGGAATTATATTTGATAGAAGAAATTTAGGTAGAGACTTTAATAGTTTACGTGCAAATAAATTTAAACCTTTTGAATTACCTGAAGGATTAATTGATGCTTACATAAGAAATGCTAAAGAAAATAATTATGATAACCCTTTAACATCAAATACATTTAGACAAATTAATAGTGTTTTAAGAGATTTATATAAATTGTATTTGAATAAACCATATCCAAGTTTAATGAGAGAAATGAATATAGGTAATGTGTCTGCACTACCCCCAACACCTATGCCAATGGTACAACCTAAAACACAAGCAAGTATTGATCCTAAAACAAACTTGACACGTACAGAGACAGCGTTATTATCTCCAGAGGAACAAGTTATAGCGAGTAGAACATAATGAAAAAATCGGCGTTGCAAAAAATTGAATCACATGAAAAGCTTTGCAGAATAATGCAAAAGCAAACCTTTGATCAAATAAAAGAAATGCAAGAACGAATTAAAAGATTAGAATATTGGATAGTTGGAGGTATGGGAGCTGTCCTTATAACTTTACTAACAGACGTAGCAAAATAAAAAATTTATGCAACTTTCAAAACACTTTACTTTAAGAGAGATGACCAATTCGATGACCGCGCAACGTAAGGGCATAGATAACACACCAGGATCAGGTGAGATTAAAAGTTTAGGTGATCTGTGTTATGAAGTTTTAGAACCGCTACGGGCACACTTTGACAAACCAGTGACCATTACCAGCGGCTACCGTAGTGAAGCTTTATGTGAAGCGATAGGATCAAAAAAAACTTCGCAGCACGCGAAGGGCCAGGCCGTCGACCTAGAAATTTTTGGAGTGCCCAACATTCAGACAGCTTACTGGTTACAAAATAACGTGGATTTTGATCAATTGATCATGGAGTACTACGACAAGGATGACCCCGCAGGCGGATGGGTCCACATAAGTTATCACGAATCAGGTTCAAACAGAAAACAAGTTCTTACTTTTGATGGGAAAAAATACACTGAAGGTCTTCCAGATATGAAATGGTCTGGTGGTAAAGTTGTTAGTTAAATCCAGTCTTTTAATTCTTCGCCTAATACTTCTGATGCAATATTTATTTTATTTCTTAAAGCCTTCACAATCTTCTCATCGACAGTGTCCTCACAAATCAGATCGATGTAAGTCACTTTTTTTACTTGTCCTATCCTGTGTGCTCTGTCTTCTGATTGTAGCCTCTTTTCTAGGTCGTAACCATTAGAGTAATAAATTACAGTATTAGCTTGTGTAAGTGTAATACCATATCCACCTGTTTGTGGCGTACCTACAATAAATCTACATTTATCATTGTTTTGAAACTGTTTAATGTTTTCTTGTCTTTCTTCTTGTGGCGTTAACCCATAATAATCAACCACGGATCCCGGACCATATTCTTTTACAATGCTTTCTATTATGTTTGTAATATCTCTTTGATAATTAGCCCAGATAATAGCTTTTCCTTCAGTCTCTTCTAATGCATTCATTAGTTCTGTAATTCTATTATTTGGTATTAATTGTGTAGACCCATCATCAGCTGTAAAATGGCCACAAGTTATTTGATGTAGTCTCATAAGTTGAGTTAATACAGTTACAGTAGATGTAACTTTACCATTTAGTGTAGCAAGAGCTGTCTTTTTCATTTGATCATAGATTTTTCTTTGTTCCCCTGTAAGAATAATATGTCTTTTAGTAAAATTTTTAGGCGGTAAATCTAGACAATCTTCTTTTAATACTCTGTAGGAAAATTCTTGTAGTTTATCAGATAACTCTCCAAGATTTTGAAACGCATGTACAACTTGTATTGTTCTACCTCTAACATGCATAGATTTCATTACAGCATATCTATTTCTAAAAGAATAATACGATGCATGATCTAATAAATAAGGATCCAAAAAATAAGATTGTGTATATAAATCTAACGGGTTTTTTGTAACAGGAGATCCTGTCATGATTCGTCTATACTTAGCATGCTCTCCAAGATCTATAATATTTTTAGTTCTTTTTGCTGTTGGTGTTTTAATTGTTGTAGACTCATCAATAGCCATTAATACTTTGTGTGAGTTTAAAAATTTAGATGCAAACTTCATACCTTTTTCTGTACTAAATGCTTCAACATTCATAACTAAAATATGTAGTGCTGTTTCTATTTCAAATAAACTTTCTAATTTTTCTTGTTGTCCTTTTGTAATATTTGATTGCCACAACACTGTTACATTTTCTATGTGATCAGGTAAGTGCGTAGGAAGTTCTTGCTCATACCAAGTTTTTACAACACCTTTGGGAGCTACAATTAATGCACCGTCAATCTTACCTTTGTCGTAAAGCATAGACATATTATCTATTAACACTTTTGTTTTACCTGTACCCATTTCCATAAAATAAGCATAAGTTTCTTTGTGCCATGATTTTTCTAACGCAGTCATTTGATGTGCGTATGGTTTAGTTTTAAATTTATAATTCATATTTTCTTTCTATAAAAGCGGGTCCAGGGGCGTATTAGAAGAAGGTACAAGCCACAACTTCAGAAAGATACGCCTAGGAAGATCGTCATTCACTCCTAACCCATCGAAAGTTTTTAATAAAGTTGACTAAAAATTATTTACTAACTTTCTATTGACAATATAGTCATCCTACATTATATGTCAAGACATAATGTCAGAAAGAAAAGTTTACGTTATACAACACATTGCTGGAAGCCAAGCAGGTACTCCTAAAATAAATATTATGGGTGCAGCTGCTTATTCTACATCAGGTAAATTTAATTTTTTATTACCAGAATTTTCGCAAATGATTTTTTCTCCTGGTCCTTTAGTTTTTAAATTAAGACAAGGGTTAAAAGATTTTACAAAAGATGATCACTTACTATTAACAGGTGATCCTGCATTAATAGGTGTAGCATGTTCTATTGTTTCTGATATTACAAATGGTAAATACAATTTATTAAAGTGGGATAAACAAGAAAGAAAATATTATCCCATAGCTATTAATTTATACGAGAAAGGAGAAATAGATGGCGATTAATTTTGAACAAGATCAACAAGATGCAATGAAAAAGACTGATAATATTCAGTCACTTGCAGATCAAGTTGAAAGATTAGAGGGTGTTGCTTCAGACATAGAAGTAGCAGAGAATAATTTAAAAGAACTAAAAAAGAAAAGAGATCATATATCAGGTGATATAATACCTACTATGATGTCTGAGATGGGACTTGCAGAACTAAAACTGCATGATGGATCTCATTTGAAAGTTTCAACGTCGTATCGTGCAACCATAACGGAAGCAAATAAAGAATCGGCGTTTAACTGGCTTCGTGAAAATGGCTT